TTTAGGTGCGGCGTCGGCTGCCGTCGTCGTGCTTGTTACTCCGGCGGCGAAATTTGCGATAAACTCGTCCGGCAGCGCAAAACGCCCGATCTCTTTGCCTCTGTATTCCATCTCGCGCGACAAATCGACGTTTCTATCTACGGCCGATTTGATGACGTTTGCGAGGCTAAAGCACGCGCTATTATCTCTTTTTGAGATGATATTTACTGTTTTTATCTCGCTTTTAGCGTTTAGCTCGGCCATTTCTTTGCTAAATTCAGCGTAGCTCTTGCCTGCGCTTATCGCAGCGAGAGCCTCTTTTTCGCGCCCTAAAATGTGAGCTAGCTCAATGATGTTTGCTCTAGTCTCCTCGCTTGATCTTACTTGCTCGTTTAGTTTGGCAAGCTCGCCGGCGCTTGGCGTCGCGGCTAGTTTTGCGGCCTCTTGTGGCGCTGCTTGTTCGTTCATTGGCATTTTTTCTCCTTTTGGTTGATTAAATTTTGATATTTTTGCATTAGGGTCAGCTCCTTGCCAAACGGCCGAGAGCTCGACGATCTCGCCCTCATAAATTTGATAATGCTCGATCCCTTCGATTTTATCCATCTCTTTTACTTTGTAGTTTCCAAATCCAACACTCACGCTATCGCTCAGCCCGGCTTTATATTTCGCATAAGCTTCTTTTGAGCTAGCCACCTCATCGCTAAATTTAACCTTGGCCTTAAAATCTCCATTTTCAAATTTAGTCTCGATTATCGAGCCGATTGCATTAGCAAACGTCGGATCATGATCCAGATAAAGCGTTTTGGCGTTAAATTTAACCCCGCTAGTATCCACGCTTAGATAATATTCGTCGCCCCAAAATCCAACTCTTTTATGTAGATTGTTTTTTGAGAGCGCGATAAAGCTAATGGTTTTTGCTTCGTCGTCAAACGCCGCATCTTTGCCTAAATTTACGCTAAAATTGCGTGCGTCTTTTAAGATATTTTCATTCACCGCCGTTTCCTTTCTTGATTTTTTCTATTTCTTGCAGTTTTTGCACGATTTGCTTCTCCTTTTCCAGCTCGTCAAGGTAGGTGTCATATTCGATCCCTTTTTCTCTCAAAACTTCAATGCGCGTTTTAAACCCGCACTCGATTGCCTTGGCGTTGGCGCTCACTTCCTTATTTGGATCGATATACTCCCACCCTTGCGGCTTAAAACTAAAATGATCTAAAATTTCGCCGTATTCTTTGGGTGATATTCTGTTCATTAAAAGCTCTATTTTTAACCACTCTTTAAAAATGACGTTGTGCATTTTGCGACGGAGGAAATTTTGCACGCGCTTAAATCCCCTTCGCTCGCTCGTCGTGCCTTGACGGATGGAGCTATAATTTACCTCGCGCAAATCGCCCGTAAGCGTCGCGTAGCTGATACCTAGCGATCGCGCCACTTCTTGGTTGGTGCTTTTTAGGAAAAACTCGATATTGGTCGGATTGTGCGGATCGATAAATTTAGGCTCGATGCCCGCCTCCAAATACCTCATCGTGCCCGTTTCTACGTTTTCGGGTAGGTCTATTTTGGCGCTTTCGTTCGTTAGCTCGCCCGTATCCTCATCAAATTCCGGGGCGATCCCGCCTATGCCGCCCTCGTCTTTTTGCGTGTAAAATCCCGTCATTTCGCTAGCAAGGCGTGCGCGGTTTAGCTCGGCTTTTTTAAATTTATCTTTTTGGTGTATGTCGAAAATCGCCGTGGCTAGCTTTGAGTTGCCGCGCGTTTGCTCGGCGATCATCGGTTTTCTTATATGGATTATGTCTTTTGCTTCGATGCCGAGGCGCTCGTTGTGGTCTCTTTTTACGAAATACCTCACCGGCGTAAGGCTAAATTTGCTTTGTTTTTCTATGCCGTAAAATATAAATTTGCTCTCGTCGGTGTAATCGCTATCAATACTCTCGGCGCTTATTAGCTCCATTTTAAGCGTATCGCCGCGCACGAGCCTAATAAACGCCTCGCCATCTCTATAAAGCGCATTTAGCGTTAGCTCTTCGTAATCCTCAAAATCATAAACGCCGTAAATGCAGCAATCCTCCTGCCATCTCCAAAATGCGTTTTGAATTTTGGTATTTAGATCTTTGCTTTTAGTCGCAATGTCGAGGATAAATCCCTGTTCGCCCAAAACCTCGCTATCTATCATGTCAAAAAAACCGCTAGCAAGACTTACGGCGGTGCTTATGCTGCGCGCTTGATGGCGTAAAATTTTATTAGCTCGGTCGGGCTCGATGTTTCTAACTAACCGGCTAAGCTCGCCTTGGTTGATCTCGGGGGCTTCGATGCTTGGGTATCTAAACATCTGCACTTTAACCTGCGGCTTAAAAAATCCGCTTTTGCCTTTGGGTTGCTTTTTAGAGAAAAGGTTAAAAAATTTCATCAATATTTACCACTAAAAACATATTTAACGTTTGTTTTGCTTGCCCTCATATCTTTTATCAAAAGCGACTTTATGCGCCTTAACTCGTCTATTAGCTCAAGAGGCGAGCGTTTTACTATTCTTACGTTGTCGATTTCGTATTCTTTGATTTCGACGCCGTTGCTTAAATTTAATATGACCGCGTCGATCGCTTCGTTTATTTTTACGATTTTTTCTCTCGGTTTTATGGCGTGCTCCTTGTTGGTTGCAAAGCCGAGCCGAGATGCGGCAGGGCGTTTGCATAAGTGCCATATTATCAAAACGTCTTTTTTTGTTTATACAAGGGATTTTTAATAATACTTGTGTATAATACACAATATAAGGTTTAAAAAAATGAGCAAAAAAGATAAATTATTAAAAGAGCTTGAAAATAATCCGACAAACGTAAGATTTGAGATACTAGAAAAACTTTTGCTAGATAGCGGATTTGAGTTAAAAAGCATCAAAGGATCTCATCATAGTTTTTCAAACGGCAAATTACTAATCACGCTACCATATCACAAGCCTATGAAAATTTTCTACGTAAAAGCGGTTTTGAAAGCTACTAAAGGAGAGTAAAATGAAAAAAGATCTAGATTATTACTTAAATTTACCGTATAAAATAGAGTTAAAAAAAATCCCGCAAAGCGAAGGCGGGGGATGGGGCGCGTTTATGCCTGAATTTAACGGCGTAGCATTTTTTTACGGTGACGGAGAGAGTAAAAATGAAGCCCTGGATGAGCTTGACGTAGCATTTAGGGCTGCCTTAGAAACTTTGATTGAAAGCGGCGCAATGATCCCAGAACCGATAAGCGAAGAAAAGCGCGTGCGCGTAAATGTAAATTTACCTAAATCACTGCTTGAGGCGATCGATAAGGTAAGCTCAAATCGCTCTAAATTTCTAACCGATGCGGCGAATTTAAAATTAGCAGGGCTTTAAATTTAACTTTTTAAGCGTATTGTTTGTAAATTTTAGACTCTTTGAGCTCTTTTAGCGTTTCTTCTATTTCGTAGTTTAGCGCGCTTTGCATTTCGTCGCTTAAATTTACGCGCATTTTTATTTTATTGGGGAGATTATAAAGCCTATTTGATAGCGTCGAGGCTATATCGCTGAGATCCTTTTCGAGCTTGAAAATAGGCACTACTTCGCCCTTTTTTTCGGCCAAAATCAGCTTTTTTATCTCAGCATCCGCAAATTCTTTCTGTGCCCTGGCTTCGGTTAGGCCGTAGGTGCTCGTAGCATTTGCTATTTTATACTCTATATAACTTTGGACGCACTCTTTTAGATCCCATTTATTGCGCCCGATCTTAGTTATCACGCCCTCGTTTTCTAGATCTTGGATACGCCGCTGAGTAAGGGATAAAATATCGCTTAGCTCTTTAGTCGTCACGTCCATTTTAACTCCTTAGCGCATGGTAGCGACATAGATGTCGTTAGCATGCATCCTCCGATTTTGTAAAAAGCGATAATTCACTTTCGCATTTTGCTTTTAGTGCGCGTTTTTGCTCGGCGATGCTTTGGATGTGGTGCTTTAGCTTGAGGTTGCCTTTGGCGAAATTCTCTATGATGAGATCTATCATGTCGCTCTTTTTCATCTCGTAAGCTTCGCAAAGCAGCTCAAAAGTGGACGCGTTGTCGATGCTGATCGTAAAATCGTATCGCGTTTTTTTGATTTTTAGGTTATCATGGACTTTTATCATCTCCTGCCCTTTAACGCCAAATTTAGCATTTTTGCGCCGGCATAAGCTAAAAGCGTAATGTCTAGCGCCTCGTTTCGATCACGTGTTTTTACCCATCGTAGTTTTAAATACCCGTTTTTATCTTTAGTTTTTTCTATTTTTTCAGACGTAAGCTGCTTAAAAAACTCCTCTTTGTAGCTCTCGCTAAAGTGAAAATAACCTGGCCCCGCCTCGTCAATGCGTAGCAACCGGTAGATCTCGCTTTTACCTGCATACGTTCCAATCGGCATAAATTTAACGCCTCTTTGGATAATTTTGATCTTATTTAAAAAGGCTGCTTTGCCGCTTTGCTCACTCAGGCCTTTTGTGGCGATGAAGTTTTTATTTAAACTAACCAGGCGATAAACCCGCTCGGTATTAAAGCCGCTATCGATCAGGGCAAGCGAGATAACAAGACTCCTGCCGTCCTCTTTTTTAAATTTCTTACAAAGATATTTATACGTATCCGCCCAAACTTTATCCTGGTCGGTATTACCCCAAATTTGAACGTGCTCGATACAATATGCCTCTAGTCCCCTGCCCCAGCCGATGAAGTTTATCTCGGTGCGGTTGTCTTGAATATCTACGCCGGCGGTTATAAATTTAACCTCAGCCGGCAAGTTTTGATCGCTGTAACTCTCAATTCTATTTAGGAACTCGTTTTCGTCAATCTTGATAGCCGGCGGCTCAAAACTCTCGCACTTGATGGTATTGATAAAGGTTTGAAGCTTAAGGTGATTGTCTTTTGAACGATACCAATCCTTGACGACGTCCTCCATCGTGTAAAAAGGGCTATAAAGCGCATTTAGGAAAAATCCTGCGACGTCCGAGCGCGGATTGCCGGCGATCCACTCGCCGCCCTTTACTGCCTCGTTTTTTTGCTGCTCGGTCAAAAGCGCGCCGCATTCGCAGCACTGATAGCGCGCACTCTCAAAGATCGGCTCGTCGCTCTCATCTTTATCCCATGCCAAAAACTCAAACTTCATCGTTTGAGCAAAACCGCACTCCGGGCATTTTATGTAGAATTTGCGCTGATCGCTGAGCTCGTATTCGCCCTCTATCGTTGAGCTACCTTTGACCGTCGGCGTCGAGCTTATAATGATTTTGCGATCAAAAAATGTTTTTGTGCGCTTTTCGGCTAGCTCGATACTATCGCCCTCTTTGGTAGGCTCGCATCGGTCGGCCTCATCCACTAGCAAAATCTTAATCGGCTTACTTGCTAGTTTGCTTGGGCTATTTGAGCCCACCAGCGCAAGGTTACCGCCTTTAAAGTTTTTGATTAGGATCGTATTGTTTGCCTCGTTTGAGTTTATGAGCTCGTCTAAAACCCTGCAATCTCGAAACATCGGAGCCAAACGGCGTTTTGAATAGTCCTCGGCGTCCGTATCGTTTGGGAGCAAAAATAAAATAGTGCTGGGCTCTTGATGGATAAAATAGCCGATAGCGTTATTGATCGTTTCACTTTTTCCTACTTGCGACCCCCAAAGCAGAACTATTTTGCGGCGCTTAGGGTTTGAAATTTCATTCATCGGCTCAACTTGATACGAAAATGCTTTAAACCTTCCGTAGTTGCTTGAACTCTCGCGGCTTAGAATTCTAAACTTCTCAGCCCACTGAGTTAAATTTAACCTCGGCTTGATAAAAATTGCATTTGCAAAAATATCTATAATTTTACCCATTGTGTTTTTGATTTTATGATTTTTTAAAAAGTTGGTTTGTAGTCAGTGGCTCTGTTGATGTCTTTATTTTAGCGTTTTTTGGATAAAAATTCAAATAAAAAAGCCCTAAAATACGGCTTTTAACAATGTTTTTATAATTTTTTTAGATGAAATTATACTTTTTAAGTTTTTACCTCTTTTTTTATTTAAATTTGCTAACAAAAAGCCCTTAAAAACGAAAACGAACCCCCTTAAGTTTTGTTATATCTCTCAACTTTTCGCGGTTGCCCACCGCAGTTTAAAATATTTCTCGGGAAGAACCTAAATTTATTTGAGCTTATTTGCACCGCTATTAAGAGAGGCTTGCACCTTACGCTTTTAGCTAGCCTGCACGCTAGAGTTTTAAAATAAACCGCTCGCACATCGCCCACGTCGCAGTTACAAGCGTTTTGTGTATCTGTGTAGTTAAGCGGACTTTCAGCAAATCAATACCCCGCGAGTTAAGCGGACTTTAAGCGAGCGTATATCGGGAATTTATCGGAAATTAAGCTGCCGAACGCGCCGCCCCGTGTATAAATTTAGCTGCCTGATTTGCTACACTCCTACACAAAAAAAGGCAATAAATGTTAATCGTCATTGACCGCTATATCTTTGAAGTAAAGCATAATATTCTAAGCATAGCCAAATCTACAAATATAAACTTCGACAAGCAAAACACCATCACAAAACCCGTTTATACCCACATGGGCGGATATGAGGACGAGATCAGTTTTGAGGCCGTGATATTGCTTGATGATACGGCGGACTTCCTCGGATTCGAGGAGCTCGCCAAGCTAGGCAGGCCGCTTGACATATCGACTTTTGACCTCACGGACGATAGACAGATCTTTATTACCAAGCTCACTCAAACCGTCGCGAATTTCGTTAAAACACAGCTAAACGGCGTAACCTACTACACAAAAAAGCTGCAAATATCGGGATATTTGATAGAGAGGCCAAACAACGCGCAATGAGTAGTAAAAACGATAAAGAGCTCGATAGATTGCGCAAAGACGTCCAAAATGCGTTAAACAGAACGCTCACTAAAGTAAAAAAAGAGCAATCAAATTTTATTACAAATCATATCGCGCTCGCCAAAAAGAAAATTAACTTTTTTACGACGCCAAAACGTGCGCGCCCGGATGATATGAGCATTCGCCTTTTTACCGTCAAGAAATATATCACCCCCGCCATGCTACCGCGCAAGGTATCAAACACCGGCGTAACCGTCACGGTAAGCAAGCAAAAAAGCGTATTTTTAAGCGGCTTTGCACAGCAAACCCCAAGGCGCGGCGCCGGCAAAATTTTAATAAGTTCCAAAAATCTAAACGCCGGGGCTTTTAGCGTTTCGCGCCACTTTTTGCGATCAAGCTACACAACATCCGGTGAGCGTAGGCTCTCGCAACCTAGAGAGGCTTTTATTGCAAAACGGCTAAAAGACGATCTTTCTGAATTTGCGTTAAAAGACGCGGGTGCCTTGCTTGAAAAAGCCCAAGAAATCTTTAATCAGGAGTTAGAAAAGTGAAATACCTAGCCAAAGACGGCGACACGTTAGACATGATCTGTTACAAGCACTACAAGAGCCTAAGCGATAGCGTTTACTCGCAGTTTTTAAGAGCCAACGAGCATCTTTTGGGCAAAGAAAAACTATCGGGCGGCGATGTCGTAAATTTGCCTGATATAGAAGTCAAAGCCGCAGTAAAGGTTACGTATCTATGGGATTAA